GGTGTCATTGGTTCGACCATGTTCAATGCTTAAAATATTATTTATATCAATTTCAAGTGTTGCGCTACCCGTTGGCGCAGTAAATAAACCCATGCGCAATACGCCAAGCGCATCAAATCCAAAGTATGCACCAATGGATTGAGCAACTTTATCCATTGCCGCCATCGCTGAATCTGCGCCATCAATCCAAATTCCAATAACACTATTATTTGCCGTGTCTAATGCGGTGACATCGCTCGAATTTATATCACCCGACGCAATGCCTGCCTTTAACGCCATCGCTTTTAAAATTTGCGCCACTGTGCGATTAGATGATGCTGCGCCTTGTGTTGCATCACATGTTAATAATCCCGTTGGCACAGCACCTAATCGAATATAGCCAAGTGCTAAACAAGTAATGAATGTGCCGCTTGCCGGTGACGCTGCGTGTAATGTCGTTACGTTTGCATAATCAGCACCAGCTGTTAACGCAATGCCTTTGTCGTAAACATTGCCAACTGATTGGATTGCACCATCATTGATCTGATATGTTAATTTTGAGCTATTTACCATGATTGGCGCAATATTAAACACTTGCCCATATAATAATGGCTTAGGTGATTTTGCAATATCAGCAACACCTTCAACGCCATCAGGCAGTGCATTATTGCCAGCATAAAGCGTGGTTTGCAGTGGCATATCAACAATGGCGAGTTTATCCCGTGCTAATATCGTTACTTTTGAAAATGTAAACTCTACTTGCTCCATCGTGCCATTTAAAATAGTTGTAAATGCAGAATAAGCGTCACCTTCATTTCCGATTTTAATAACAAGCGAACGCCCATCGAATGAATATTTTAAAATTGAATCCAAACCACCATCGACATTAGATAATTCAACCGCGCCATAATTTACACGGCTTGCACCGCTTGTTGTTCCGTTGCTGTAAAGTGATCTGCTAATTGATGCAGGATTGGTTATCCTGTCATCATAAAATGTATTAGCAGGCGTATCAGTGGGTTTTGTCGTGTAAGGCTTTGACGCATAACGTAGCACGGTTGTCGTGCCTGCTGCATCAATTGCCGCTGTAATTTCCACAATGTAAATCATGCTGCTGCCTCAAGTTTTGCTTTGCGTGAAATAGTGTTTAATTCTTCTTTCATACTTTGCATCTCATTAATTAATGCCACGTTAGCGTTAGATTGCAAATTAACCAACGCTTTCAATTCAATAATTTGCTCTTTCAATAATGCGCTTTGGTCGTCAATCGCATTGCCAATTGAATCGAATAAACCAGTAGTTTGTTGGTGGCTTGTGACGTTTGCAGGTGAGGTAAAATTAACTAATTCCGCACCTTGTTCTCCTACAAGCGACAAGCCACTTGCCATACCGCCATTGGCGTAAGGTTTGACCGTAATATCAGACATTGCGTTAGATAAAGTAATCGCTGAAACAATATCTGAAATTGTGCTAGGTGCTTGATTGTATGACGCGTTTAAATCAAGAGGTTTTACAGGGTTTATTGAGTCAACACTATAATTCATATTCATATTAGCCGCACGCAATGAATTTGTATCTTGCGCTGCAATAGCCATTGCTTGCGCTTGTGCTGCTGCTGCACTTGCGGCCGCTGCTGTTGCTGCTGCTTGCTGGTTAATGATGTTTATTTCACTTTGTTTGATTACGTCCGACAAATCAGTTAACAACGTTTTATTCATTGCAAGCGCATTTGAAAATGTTAAATCTGCCGATATGTAATCATTAACCGCTGTTGATAATCTTGAAATGCCACCATCAACCGTGTCTGTTTTTGTTTTTAAATCCTCTAATTTTGCATTAGCTGTTTCAGCGGCAGTTAATTGCTGCGTCATCAAATCAATTTGTTCATTAGTTTTTGCAAGTGCATCAGATACATTTTGTGCAACAAGTGCTTTATCTTCTTCATAACGTGTTGTATCAATTCCTGATTGCTCTGCTAATGCTGATTGATATTGTTTAATGGCTTCATCAACAGATAATGCAGTTTCATCAATGCTAATAAGTGATTTATCGGCTGATTCTGCTGCTGATAATTGTTTGTTTAAAATATCTATTTGGCTATCACTTATTCCAGTTGCTTTATCAAGTGCTACTAATACCGATTGATAGTCAGTTTGATAGTTTGCACCTGTAGCGTTGTATTTTAATGACGCGTCTAAAAACGCTTTTGCTACGTTTGGCAAATCAGTTAACGCTTGCGCGTTTCCATTAGCAGCTAATAAATTAGCATCTTCAAACGCTTTTTTAGTTGATTGATAAACTGATTCTGGTGATCCTTGTGGATTTCCTGCACCCATAAGATCATTTTTATAATCTTTAAGTGTTTGAGATATACTTTTAAACTTATCGCGTAACGTAACCAAAGAATTATAAACAGTTTGCAATGATTTTACTGTTGTATCACTTTGAGCTTTAGATGCTGATAAAAATGCTTTTGAAACGTTTGTCATATCTTGCAACGCTTGTTCATTTCCATTTTTTGCAAGTTCTGACGTTTTTAAAAATAACGTGCGAGCATTATCATAATCTGATGCTGTACCATTTAATTCATCAAGATAAGATTTAAGTGTGGTAGCAATATTCGCATATTTATCACGCATAGCAACTAACGATTTATATGCCGTATTTAATTCTGTAGTTGCCGCATTTAATTCAGCCATTGCATCCGTTAGCATATTTAATGCTTGAGTATAACTAGCTGTTGCACCGTCCATGCCTTGCATTGCTTTTTCGCGCTCAAGCCTTAACGCTTCTTCTTTTGATGCTGGATCTAATTCGCCTAATTTTTTTAAAATGTTTATGCGTTGATCTGTAGACTTAACAATTAAATCTTGTTCTTTTTTAATGTTTGCATTTATTTCAGCGGTTGCGTCCGTTACATATTTTGCAGAATCCTCTGCCACTGACGCAAAATCACCCGCCATAAGAATCAATTTGGTTAATATGTAATTTCCAGCCTCTGTGGTATCTTTTGCAGCTTCATTAACAATATATTTGTAAACATCGATTGCATCTTGAGCATTGCTGGTTAATTTAGGCATATTGATAAAACCTAATGACCACAAGTTTTTCTGCATTTTAGATGCGTTTGCATTGGCTAATTCTTCAGGTGATAACATTGACTGCATAAAATCATTTATTGAAGAATTAAACGCACTTAATCCGCCTGCTGCGTTTATCATTTTTTCTGTTAACTGAACCGAACCCAAGCCAATCTCATTTAATCCAAATTTAATATCATTTAGATTTTTAAGCGCATCAAGCAATTCTGATGCTGTGCCTGATAGATTAGACATAATATTGTTAACGTCAGTAAATCCATCTGTTGCAAGTATAGATTGCCTAACTAATTCAGCTTCAACGTCACCTTGTTTTTCTTTAATTTCTGTATAATCAACTGCAATAATGCCAACGGCTGCAAGTTTTTGTTGTGCTGTAACAATACCGTTTGATGTTCTTGTTAACGTTTCTAAATATCCCTCACCAATACGTTGAAACTCTTTAAAACGCGGGTCAAGCATAGCTAAATCGTCACCAAATTTATTGATTGCTGCTTTAAATATTTCTTCATACTTTGCTGGGTCTTTTCCAAGTGGAATTTTTCCAAGTGATACAGTGTATCCTTTTAAAGTGTCAACAATCCCTATATTTCCTGTTTGTTTTGAAGCAATAGCAATAGCGTTATACATACTTACAATTGTATAAGATATTGAATTTGCTATTTCATCACTTAACGCGGTGTACTTTGTTTTAATTTCTTGTTTAACCGATTTAAACATTCCAAAGAAACTGCTTTTTGTTGTGGTAACTAAAACATCCACATAAGTTTGTGCGCCTTTAATTCCTTCGGTAACAATTGAACCTAATGTTTGATCTATAAATTTAATGCCTGCACCAGCAAATTCTGTTTTTACAGATGTTTTTGTAAAGAAACCACCCAATAAACCAAATACTAATAAATTAACTAAATCATTTGAACCTAAAGGGCTATTTGATGATGTTGATGTTCCAAATTTCATGCTTGAAGTTATTTGACCAATATCAATATTTAATTGCTTGGCTGTCATAGACACCATAGCATCCATTGATGTGGCTACTTTTTCCATCGCTCTAAGCATGCCCAATGAATAATCCAAATCTGCTGATGAATTATTTTTTAATGCTTCTAATGAATTAGCAATTGAGTTTGAATATTCATCTTTTCCTAAAACACTTGTTTTTAATGATGCGCTATATTTGTCTTGTTGCTTTTGTTCATATTCTGCACCCGTCATAGTTGGCGCACTGCTGCCGCTGCCAGCCATAGCAACACCGATTGCAAGCATGAACGCTAACATTGCCGCACCTGTAGCAAAACCAATTGGGAATGGTGCATTAGACGCTTGTGCTACTGCTGCCGTTCCTGACGCTGTAGCTTTAGTTGCGTCTGCTGCAACGTTTGGCGCAACTGAGGCTGTATTGGCTGCGGTTTGTGTAAATAACCCTGTAATATATGCGCCTACTTTTGCGCCATTATCTGCAATCATTCTAACCATTGACATTGCAGACTGAGCCATTTCAAACGCGCGGAAAACTTTAGTAGCCACGCCAAGTGCGTTATATCCTGCTGTGCCTTTCTTAAAGAATCCTTGAGCCGCTGCCGTCATATCACCGTACGACTTAACTTGCAGTTGTGATTGTTTTTGATTTGCGTCAGATATTGCCTTGTCTTTTTTAACTTGGTCGCCTTTGCCATCATTGAGTTTTTGAATCTCAAATAATTGGTTTTGCAGTCCATCAGCAATTGCAGCCTGTGATTTTTCATAAGATGCCAACGCAACACCTAAGCCACCCACTGCACTACCGACACTTCCAAACGCATCAGCAAGCCCTGTTGCCGCTTCTTTTGCTGCGTCTAGGTTGGCTGTAAGTATTGCCATTTGAGCCGTTGACGCTGTGTTAGCGGCTGTTTGAGCATCATCAATGGCTTTAATGGCTGCCAATCTATCATCATTGGCTTTTTTCTCTGCATCTGACTTTGCTTTAATATCAGATTGGCTTGCTGTTTCGCCTAATATTGCTTTATCTGTTTGCAATCCAGCAATTTCAGTTTTTAAACGTAATTGTTCAGCCAGTGTTAAATTGTATTTACCAGCATTGTCTAATTCAGATTGTGCTGCTGAGATTTTAGCGTCAATGGTTTCTGAGCTTTGATTAGTTAGCGCATCGCGGATCTCTTTTTCTTTTGCAAGTAGCGCATTGGTCGCATTTTGCGATTCGTTTAATATGCGTGATTTTTCTTCGTAGCTGGTTGCGTGTTCATATTCAATTGATGCTTTATCAATAATGGATTGTTTTTCTGCTTCAATTCCAGCTAATTTAGTTTGTTGCTGTGCTGCAAATAACTTACCTGCGTTTTCTGCGGCTGCTACTTGCATATTGATTTGTTCATTAAAATCTTTTTCAGCAAGTGCTAATTCTTTTGTTGCTTGTGCTTGTGCGCGTTTAGCTTCAGCGGCTGCTTTTGCTGCTGCTTTTTTATCTGGCTCGTCAATTTTGCTAATTGGTGCAGCTTTGGTTATTTCAGTTAACGCTTTTTGTTCACCTTCTAATTCTTTGCGCAATCTTTTTTGTTCTTCAATGTTTTTTGCTAATTTCGCTTGTTTACCACTTGCATCAAAACCAGATAAGTCATCAACTAAACTTCCAATTACGCCATTTTGATTATGCGCGTTAATTGATGCTTGTAATCTATTTTGCTCTTGCTGTAATTCTTGTAATTTTCCAATTGAAGTAGTTGCACCATTTAACCATACGTCAAATTTACCCAATGCGCCTGTTGCATTAACAATCCAACGAGAAATAGCACCGCCACTTTTATCACTTAAAATATGGTCGATAAAATTATCCCACGCATCACTGAGTGAGCTTAACGTGCCTTTCATTGTTTGCCCTTGACGTTCCATGCCACCAGCAAAATCAGTATCGCCTAATTTTTGTAAATAAGCAGTAATAGCTGTTGAGCTATCTTTAACTTTTGTTTCAACGCCTTTAAAAGTAAATTTAATATCATCGCCTTGTTTGCTTGCTTTAATACCAAATTCTTTTAATCTTTCAAACTCACCAGTTGCTGCATCTGCTACGGCTTCAACCATTTGTTTTAATGATTTACCCATTGCGCTTGCAGTATTTCCATATGATGTTAACGCTTTTTCAGATGGCGATAATCCTAACGCTTTCATTTTAATAAAAGCGTCAGTTACTTCTTTAACTGAATATGGTGTTTTTGCTGCAAATTGTTGTATTCCTTCAAAAGCAATTTTTGCATTTTTAGCACTACCTGTAACCGTTTCTAAACTGGTTCGTAGTGATTCAAACTCCATGTTTGTTTTTAAAATATCTCTAGCAAGTGAAGCAATACTAATGCCAGCAAGCGCGCTGCCTGCTATTTTTGCAACACTACCTAGACTACTCAAAGCACGTTCACTTCGCCCTGTTGCTTGCTCCATTGCAGTTAAATTGCGCGTGGCTGTTACTGCACTGGTCGAATCGACTGCGACTTGAATGGAATAGGTATCTGTTGTCATTTTTTCTTGCTCCGTTGTGCAATTTGCTCGGCTTGGATTGTTAAATAAGCACTATCAAGGCGCATAATAGCACTTACTTCTAATGGTGTTAATTCAATATTGGTCAATCGTGACCAAGCGTCAATCTCACTATAACTAATTGGATTTTGACCAAATCCATTGCTGGAACGTGTGCGGCTTAATTCACCAAACCACGACCAGCAATGTCTGTAATTTTCTGGCATAGGCAGCGATTTATAATCGTCTGGTATCTCATGCCCCATTGCAATAATCGCTTGAGCTTCATCGCGTAAACTGCTTCCATTGTCGTTTGTTTTGCTTAGCTCAAATTCTCGTGTGCCAAACTCGACAATGTCATTGATTAGGCTTTGGTGAAGTTTCCCAAGTTATTACTTGCCTCAAATACTTGTTCACGGATTTCGCTGTTGCGTTCCATTAACTTTGTGGCGTTTTCTGGTGAATATTCAAAGTTAGTAATTCCACGCCATCCGACAACACGAATTGCTGCTGCGTCAATGCCAAATTGTTCATCATCTTCGATTGTGCGCTCAATTTCTTTTCCGCGTTTAGCCGCTAACTGATCTTGTGATTTTCTACGGTTTAACGTTTTGCGTACCCAATCTTGTACTTTTGGTGATTGTGAACCAAGCACTGTAATAAATACGCCTGTATCGCCACCGTCAGCTCTTAAA